AAGGATCATCTCAAGGGTGACAGGTTCAACAATGAAGTAACGGTATGTTATGACTGTCAAAAGATTCTAACTAGAATAGTAAATAGCGGAATTGTTTACAAACCTTAGCTCTTCAACCGATTCCGTTTAAAGAAAGAATGAGGATTAGGGAATAAGGTGGGGTAGGATGGGGTTTAAAAAGCGAGTTTGATGCGTCAGAATGCGTTCAAAGTGCGTTATTTCTGCAATCCCATGCCTATTACTGCGTCACTTGTGCGTTTTGGTTGCGTTTTGACCGCTTCAGTGATCATTGGTAACATTTTAGATGCCAGGGCTTGAACATACCAGGGCTGCCCACTTAGATCCTGAGTTATATTATGCAACAGAGACAAATTAGAACCTTCTTCAGAACCTTTCAGTTCTTGAGCAGCATTTCCCATTGCTCCAGCCCAGAATTTTTTAAGGCTCTCTCTCGCTTGTGGAAGCATAAATTCTTCAAAATCAATTAACATCTGTTCTCTGATTTTTTTAGTGATAACATCCAGGGACATTAGCAAAGTTTCGTCAGATTCAGAACTTTTCAACCAGGACTCTATTTTTTTTTGAGTTTTCAAAGGAATCCATAACGTGTAAATTGTAAAATATAGAAAGAACGAACCAATCCAGATTAAAAAAAATGTTAGATCGGTCATTAATACCCTCTAGCTACTTTCAGAAAATCAAGAACGCCCTTTCCAATAGTAGTTAAAATATCTTCAGGTTCAGGCACTTCCTCTTTAAGTTGGTTTTTAATATCTAGTACAATGTCTGCCGCTGAAGGTATTTCTAAATCTTTAATAAATTCTATAACCTGTTCTATAACATCTGCTAGTTCATCAACCGAATGATACAGAGAAGCCAAGACAACTGGCGCTGGAATATTCAGATCCAAAGTAGGTATAGGTTCTGCTAGTGTAATAAGTTTAGAAAGTGCATCTGCTCTATTATTCATTTTTGCAAAAGCTAACCAGGCACCAAAAATAACAATAGGTTGCATAATACCAACTACAGCTGGTAAATATCTATTCCAATCTATACCTTTCATCAGCTCCTCAAAACTGTTTTCTTTCTTTTTCATATTCGATAACCTGTTAACATGCAAGTGATCAATCCGTTGCTGTCACTTTGTAGGGCCTGAATTTTAACCGTTGAATTTGGCGGGATCATGAATTCAAACATTTTAGGCTGGGTGCCTAGGTTATCGGCAGTGATTATTGTTTTTTCAACAAATAAGGGCACACCGTCAACGTTGATCGTATAGGATATAAATTCGGTTGCACTTATACCAGACCAGTCCACACCTAAAGTTATCCTGGTTAAATAAAATGCTGCAGGGTTTGTATAGGATAGTAGAGTAACTGCTGATGCACTAAGGGCTTGTTGTCCACTCCAGCCATAGATATTACCATCCTTTACCCTGGAGATTGATTTAGATGCGGCTAGGGTCATGCATCATAGACGCGACCAGTTATGATCGCTGTTTGGATTCGTTCAGTAGTGGAGGTTGTATTCTGGGCAGTTATTCTAACCGTTGTATATGGTGGAATTATTAAATAATATATCATGGTTTGCCAGTTACCTTGATCAACTGCTCCGGACATTGAAAACTGCATTACTATAATTCCATTAAAATAAATTTTATATTGCATATTATCTGAGTCTGGTGTTCCATATGAGACTTGCATAATACTCTTGATATATCCAGAAGCAGATTGTGTGTTGATTAGGTCCGTTTCTACGTTAGGAACCCCTTTAGCTCCAGAATAGGAATAAAAATACTGATTATCACCTGATCCGATGTATGTGTGGCTTAAGCCACTGGCGCTTATGAACGTGGCATTACTGCCTATTTTCGTTTTAGCCATTCAAGCCAAAATCACTCGAAATATAGAGTCACAGAGCCAGACGAGGCCGAAGCTGATCCAGCACTTGCGAATTGGATCGCTATCTGCAGATCTATATTGTTGACTCCAGATATACCGAATGCAACAGGAATGCTTTGAAATCCTACACATGCTCCAGCATCCGCAGTATCTCCGGCAACTCCCATAATGGTAAAATTCTGTTCTGACATATTAGAACCTAGCAAACGGCATACTACCTGGTAACCAGCTGCGTTCTTTGTATCAAAGGCACAATCCACTCTGGAGATCCTAGTGGATCCTTGAGGAACCTGAATATTACCCAGGTTGCTAGAATTCATGTTATCAGTTAAAGAAAAATATTCTTTATCCGTAGGCGTGCTATCGAAACTTCTCTGTATCGTGGTTGCGGGCATTTTATATCCTGAAGTAGAGTTTACTTCCTCCGAGTTTTAGTTGTGGAAATCTGCTTCGTGCAAATGCTCCGAGCATTGCAACTAGTCCAGCAGTAACTAACGTCTTCCTTCCAGCATCACTTCCGATCATATTGATCGCATTGGATGAGAGAGTATTGAATGCGGTCCCTAATTGACCGTCTGTAATATCTTTGATCACTCCTTCTGTTGTTACACTGATTGGAAAACCATTTTGTCCTGTTTGTACAGTTTTGCCAGCGTTTAGGTATGCTGCTATTGCGAGTCCGCTAGCCATACCAGTTACCGACGGATGTGGAATTGATTTCATATATTTTCTCCTTGGATTGCCAGTAGATCTCTTTCTAGTGAAGGCACGGCGAGAAGTTTTTCGAACTCCGCCTTTTCTGGTTGAACTCTTACGCTTGCGAGAGGTACTATAGGATGCCTTACTGATGAGCTTGCCATTTCTAAAATACATTGTTCTTCCATTTTTACCTTTCCTAGTGTAGAGTCCCACTGGCATTATCAATTAATGTTTAATCCGTTATATAACTGTTTGTGCTATTTAGAAATTATTATATAGCAAAACTCACTGGATCTAATTGATGAGCTTGAAAGATAAGAAATTTAAGTTAGGTGGTACGCCCAGGTTTAAACAATTACAACCTGGTGAGGAATGTTTGTTTGTAAAAGGATCCATTCCAGAAGAATTTGAAAGCGAATGGGATACAGGTCATGGTGATCATAAGAACTCTAAGTGGTCCCTTACCTTCACTCTCCTTAAACATCCCCATTCCTCTTACTCTCTTTCTGATAAAGGTCTCGTAGTAACATGGGAAACAACGGCAGAGGTAATAAGAAAGAATGTACTTGACCTTCTCAAAACAAATAAAGAGTTTGTAAAATACTGGAATGACCCTGAGTTTATTTGGACATTAGAACGTAGAGAAGATGGATCCTACTACATAGAGGGTTAAACATGGATAATGAAGTAGATTGTCCAATATGTAACAAAGGGTTACCAGATAAATTCTTATGGGAAATACAAGTAATTGAAGAAGATGAATTATACGAGGCTATGGTTGAACTTACAGAAATTAAAAATCATCTAAAACAACACTTTGATTTATGGGGTGACAATCAGCCTTGGCATATGTTCGATAAGTTGCATCTAAAACTAGCTTTAATGGCACAGAGAATTGGAGGGTCTGATGAAACGTAGATGCAATATCTGTTTACAATCTAAGGATCATCTCAAGGGTGACAGGTTCAACAATGAAGTAACGGTATGTTATGACTGTCAAAAGATTCTAACTAGAATAGTAAATAGCGGAATTGTTTACAAACCTTAGCTCTTCAACCGATTCCGTTTAAAGAAAGAATGAGGA